TGGAAGTATTTGCTCCATAATTTGTAGCCCATCATCCTGATTCTTTGCCATAACAAACAATGACATACCAATATCATATGATGTAAAGAACTTAACTGTTTTCTTTTGGTTTGCATTTGACGTATCTATTTCGTTTACAAACGTTGTTCTCTTTGGTAGTTTTTGTGTTTGGTCTAATGATAGAGATGTAATTTCAAAAGCCATTCTTGGAAGCTTGATCGCCATAGGAGCATCGAAACCAGTCTCTTGGTCTAAACGAGCTAGAAACTTTTGTTTCGGACCATAAGCAAGTGGAACCTTGACTTGGTTTAGTACACTTCCATCGGATGCTTTTCTTATAACTTTAATATTATTAAACAGTGTACCAAATACGGCAACTGATTTTCTCATTGTAGCATGATAAAAATGATCGCCAAACATTAGTAAGTCTCCGAAGGATCACCAAACGGATTAGATTCCGTAAAGTCTAAGAAATTATCTGCAAATGATTCTAATGCAACGTTTTCTGCAGCACCATCTGACACCCAAGCACCTCCCGTGGTATCAGTAACATCGCTTCTAATAGCAGTAATTGTTCCTTGATAGTTATTGTCAGACCCTGATATAGTTCCTCCGACAGTAAAGTCTCTGGCCTCACCACCAGATCCAGTTACACCGATATGGGATATCCATAAGTTCTGACTGCTATCTCCAGTGTCTTCTACTTGAGCAACTTCTCCTGATATAACTATTGCTGGAGTATCTCCAACTGCAGGTGTTAGTGTTTGGGAAATTGTTTCTCCCACCTTAAAGAAAAGTCTATCAATCAATAAGTTAACACTGAGGGGAACTTGATAAGAAACCTGATTGATCTTGGTATCGATTGACTCAACACCTGTATCAAAGTCTTCATCATTGTATTCAAACAATGAACAATTAAGCCTATAAACAGGTAAATCTGATAATTGATAAAATGGCTTATCATCTTCGACATAAGATATTTCGAAGAAACTGTTTGTCATTGGAAGGAATAAGACATCTCCCTCTTGAGGTCTAGGATCAATGCTATTAGCAGAGAATACACCAATTCTTCTTTCCCAGACTCTTCTAGATATTACAAAAGAAACCTCATCACGAATCTCTAATCCAAATTTAGAATATAGATCTCCTGAACCCTCGAACCCGTCTACATTTTCAATATAACCTTCAATTAGATATGCATCATCGAATTTAGATGCAGGATCTTCTCCAAGTATATTATCCCTATTAATCAGGGTTCTTGGTATGTAATAAATGTCTTGTCCATATATTTTTAAGGACTCGACTATCAGGTCTTCGTATAGATGCTGTTCTGATCTTACGGCCTGAGAAAAGTATACGTTTCTCGGCATATCATTATCCTGTGTAGAAGTCGACTGGTTGTTCCCAATTCAATCGTGCTTCTTCTTCTAATTTTTCAATCTCCTGTAAAGCATCATCAAATAATTGTCTTCCGTTAAAGGTCACTCCTCCAGGCATTTGCATACCTTCGAACTTCAATAAGTTTGTTCCCCATTGTTTTTTGATTAATGCTGTTGCATATCTTTTTAGGAAATAGTCGTCATACACATCCGTATATGTGTTTGGATCCAATATTCTATAACACTCTAAGACAACATAATCATTTACTTCAACTTCTTCGTTCCAGTCCATAAAGATGTCTAGTCTATCCTTATGCTTATCAAAGTTAATGTGCTTTTCATCTGAATCTATTAGAAGATCTAAAGTGGATAGGTATTGCATACTCATAACATATTCTGCTAGACTACCCATAAATCCTAAATTATAAATGTCGTTTAGATGTATTTGATACCTAACATCAAACATATCATTCGATGATTGGTCATCATTAATTGGCATGACTCTTACTACGTCTGTAACAAGATCATTAATTGGGATATATCTATTTTCCATATCCCCTTTTGTAATAGAACTAATTGTTGCTGTTGCAGAGCTCTGTGAACCTGTAATGGTTTCAGCACCTGAAAATGCAGTATTTGAATCTTCTAATACATTGTATCTAATTTCACTACCACTTGCTGCTTGAATTTTTGCCTTAGCACCACTTGTTCCGCCTGTAATAATTTCTCCCACTTGAAAGTTTGTAGCTACTGCTGCAGTTAAAGTGAGTGCAGAATTAGTGATTTTATGCTTAAGGAATACTTTTTCAATAGCATCAGCATGATAGTGTTGATAGAATTGTAGAGCTTCGTCTATTCTATCATCTACTTGATCGTCATCGATATTTATCTCGATCACTGGTGCCCCTAATGATCTTAAGCAATAATCGATAAGTGTTTGTCTACTATTTGGTTGTGCCATACTAAAATCCCTATTATATCTTTATTTATAATACTTTAAACTCTAGTTTTAAAATATGCTGGTAATCCAAGTATAGGTCTTGTATCATATTTATTAGATTTAGCATCTTTACCACTAGCATCATTATAGTGTAAGAACACCTGTGCACATTCATTTCCCTCAAACGGCTCTCTCCAATGTTCTAAATCGCACCCTCTATACATTAACATATCCCCTTGTTTTAGGTCTACTTTAATATCTGGCTCTAAATATATGGACCATTCATCTCCACCTAAATGCATAGTAGTTGATATTTCACATGAATATCTATCTTTATGTCTATGTAATTCATCGCCTTTTTTGTATATTCTTGCATAAGAATAAGTTTCAATAAGTTCTATCTGGGATTTTTCCTCCATTATCGGCTTTACTTTTTCCAATAATGTTTCCATAACAATATCTGCATAATGTGAATATGTTTCTGGTATTTGATTATCAGTCCATATTCCAAAATACTCTGTATAGGGAGATATATATTTGTTATCAAATAGATGTTTTGCAACTTTTCTTTTATTACAAAAATATTGATAACAAAAGTCTGCTAGCTCTTTTGATATAGCACCTTTAATTACCTGATAATTATTCTTTTTAAAACTCATCTAAACGGATATCCTAAATTCCAACACACTAAAGAGTGTCGTGTTCCTTTGGTTACTGGAGTAACTCTATGCCAAACAAAAGAAGGAAATACTATTACGCTACCTTTCTTTCTAATTTCTTCGCATATTCTTGGTTGTGATCCTTCATCTGTATTTCTAAAATCAAACTCTAAATCTCCACCTTCATATTCTTCTGGATCAGTCAAAGATACAGTCATACTAAGTTTTCTTAGTTTCCCGTTTGTGTTTGGATTATCTGGATGATTATAAGGCTCTTCATAAGAATCACAATGCCAATCATAGTATTGTCCTTTCTTATATTCAGTAAATTGACAAGCTTCTGACCAATCCCATTCAAAATTCCATTCAGCATTTGAATTAGCTTGATGTATATAGGGTTGTATTTCGTCGTATATCCATCTATCAGACATCCAAACGACATCAGACTTTCTCTTTTTTTGAACGTTTTTTAGATCTTCCTCTGTGAGTTTTTCTTTATCTAAACTACCTGTAAGAGCTATTTCTTTTGTTTGCTCTTTTCCATAACGAACAATATCGTCACATATTCTTTCAGGTATTGCAGATTCAAAATACCAATAGTACCATTTTAAATTCATTAATATTATTTATATGAAAACTAGAAGGACCAGTTTCCGGCTTTAGCTTGTCTGTATACTGCTCTTAAATCCCAACAACCAGTTCCTATTGCAGCTTCTTTAATAATAACGACTCCAGATCCTCCAGCATTACCAGATACTGGTAGTGGACTATATGCCGCAGAAGCTCCACCTCCTCCACCTAAATTAGTACCTCCAGCTGTTCCTTGAGATGTTCCATGAACTCCGCCTGTTCCACCTCCACCAGAGCCACCAGCTGCCGCAGTAGTAGCAGGACTTCGAGTTGATCCTCCTCCGCCTCCAGCATAAGTTACATCTGAACCACTTATAGTTGATGGTGATCCTGCACCTCCAACTCCTCCGACTCCAGAGGATACTGATGCTCCATTAGCTCCAACTGCTGAAGCTCCACCACCTCCAGCTCCTGCATAATTTCCAGGGGCTGATGCTCCAATTCCACCACGATTTCCTTGTGATGGACTTACGGGGGGAGTGTTTCCAGATCCAGCATGAGGGTGTGCAGCATTATTAGCATATCCTGAAGCACCACCTCCTGATCCACCGTCTCTGCCCTGTGAAGGAGTATCTTGGTTTCCACTTCCTCCGCCACCCCCTCCTGTAGATATAATATAATTAGAAGTACCTACATCACCTATAGAAGAAGATGTTCCATCTCCTCCAGCTACATTTTCTGTTCCAGCAGCTCCAGCAGCTCCAACTACTACAGGATAGGATGATCCTCCAGTTACTGGAAGTGCTGTTCCGGTTCTAAATCCTCCGGCTCCTCCGCCTCCTCCGAGGTATCGGCCTCCACCTCCACCTCCACCAGCAACTACTAAATATTCTACTTGAGAAGTTGCTGGCTGAGCAGTAAATGTTCCAGTAGAATTAAATGTACTAATTTGTTCTGGGGATGCTACTTGT